GCAAATCATTGCCTGGCGCAGGCAATTAGCGATGTCGGATTTGCCGAGTTTCGCAGGCAACTGGAATACAAGACAGTTTGGTACGGCTCCGAATTGATAGTCGCCGACAGATTTTTCCCATCTTCGCGTCTATGCAGGCATTGTGGTTGCATCAACTCGGAGTTGAAGTTATCAGATAGGGAGTGGACTTGCGACTGTGGTGCAATACATGACCGCGACCTAAACGCAGCCATCAATCTCAAGAATTTAGCAGCAAAATTACCGAGAGTTCCTCGGAAAGTTACGCCTGTGGAGAGTGATATAAGACCAACAGCAGTATCGTTGGCGGCCTCTTTGAAGCAGGAACCAAGCGCAGAATCTTATGGTAGATTCTGGTAGGTATTGGAGAACGGTTATTACAAAAAGAGAAGCAGCCGGAAATAAAAGGGCCGGACGAGGTAAAGGAGGGGAAAACCCCCGTCCGGCCACACCCCGGGATTATTTGAAAATGCTCATCAACTGGGGATATTCCCCAAAGACAAACGACTTCAGGATCGCCCATAACGCCAGGGCGATGATGATCCACCCGACCTTGTCGAGAAACTGCCTCCAGGCGCGGTTCAGAAAACCGGTCAGCTCGAGATCCTCTTTCTCCGGTCTCTCCCCCGATCCGTTTTTTGAAAGTCGAATCTGGATCAACCTTATGTCAGACCTGAGATCGGCCTGCGTGTCCCGCATCTCCATCACGGTCTTTTCGGCAGCCTCGACCACCTTGTCGATCTTCTCGAAAATGGCCTCCTGCGAGTCGCATAGTGTCTTGATCTTCGCATCCTGAAAAGCGATTGACTTTTCCATCTCGAACATCCTGTCGATCATTTTCTCATGAGACGGACAGTGTTCCATCGTCCCACTCCTCCTCCAGGTATGAGCCGGCCCCCGGGCTGGCCGGCGCGGTTAGTTGAGGTTGAATTTCCCCTTGAGCTTCTCCCAGGCCGAATCATCCCATTTCCAGGGCGTCTTTTGCACAATCCAGGTGATCAGGATCGCCATGAGGACACAGAATTTCGGGTTCGTCTCGATGAAAGACGCGACCAGGGTCCCGGCATTGACCAGGATCCGGTCGAGATCGATCATCACGTAATTCTCCGGATGCAGGAGAATATCAATAAGGGTCTCAAACATCTCGCTCACCTCCAGTCAGTTTCGCCATCTCGAGGGGTCCCTCGTAGATGACATCGTAATGCTTCGATATGGTCCACACGTCAGCCAAAATGTCGGGGGTGATCCCCCACCATTTCCGCCAGAGGCCCGCCGCGTTGAGAAACTTCCCGACGAGCTCCGAGCAGACCGGATATTTCCAGTGAATATATTTCGCAAGGCGCACAAGATGGAGGAGGAGGCGAAGGACCGGATAGATCGCCCCATCCAGGCCCTTCACCTTGAGAAAGCCGTATTCGAATTTGCTGTCATCCATCTCCTTGTGCCTTGCGATGATGATGCACTGCCCCTCGTATTGCGAGAGGTCATAACTGCCGATCTTCGCAAGGGACTCGAAGGTCTTTCCGGTCTCATCGATGATGACCCCGGCATGGTTGTATTTCGACTCCGAATCCCAGGACCAGACCTTCTGACAGAAGTTTATGATCCCCGCCAGCGCAGAGTTCGTCTTGACGGCGAACACATCTCCTTTCCTGATCATGGCCCCCTCCTACTTCTTCACGGCAAGGGCAAGGGCGTATCCCATTTTAAAGCCCTCCATGCCCGCCTTCATCTGAGAGAGATAGGCCTTGTAAGCCTCGAGGTCGACCGGCGCCCCCTTGAAGACGACCAGGTCGGCGACGATAGCGACCTCCGCGGCAAGTGCCGGATCATCCTTGTAAGACGCGGCCAGCTTCGCAAGGCTCTCCTGCAGGAGTTTCGACAGGGCCTCGGCGGTCGTCCCCTGATCAATGGTCTGTATAATGCCGTCGGCAGCCTTCACGACGATCTCGGCGGTATTCGGATCCTTCTTGCCGAGCTCGAAGCCGAAGCGGTGGCCCGCGAGTTTATACAGGACGGTCTGCGTCGCCTCGTCCTGGATCTGGATCCCGGCGCAGCCGATCAAGAACATGGCCGCGATTATAAATACAACGATGTGTTTGATTTTCATCTTTAACCTCCTCGTTATTCGTTCGCCCGGCCTACGGAGCAGCCTGGACGGTGATTTTCAAATTGATCGGAACGGACGGCGCCTGAAAATCGGCGGTCCACGAGACCGTTTCCGAATAAGCAGACTCATTCCCCGCCTGGTCGAACGCCGTCAGGACAAAGGTCCATGTCGTCACCGAGCCGTCCGGGGAAATGATCGGTTGCGCCGATGTGTATTCGGTCGCCTGGGCCACAAAAGGAATCGTCGCCAGTAGCTCGTAGGATCCCGAGGGCGAAGTTTTCCCGTATAGCTTCCACCCCCCGAAAGTCGGGTCCGTGGTGTCCGCCGTCGCCTGCTGCCAGGCAAAGGTGAGCGTCACCGATTTCGCCCAGGCAGCCGCCGGCTGCATACCGGCCAGGCATATAATGATAAAGATGAGGGTTAGTATTTTTCTCATGTCATCCACCTCCTTCAGTTAAATAGTTTATAGCGTTAAACGAAATTCGACTGACCCTGCATAAAAAAATTTATGAAACATAAAAAATCTTATGCCGGATCCCGGATCTCCCACAAATCAAATGCCTTCACCGTCACATCATCACCGCTGACCGTTGAAAACCCCGAGACGGTTGTCACGGCCTTGAGCAGCTCGTTCACGGAATCCGCGACGGCAATGTGATTGCACGTGTCGGTTTTAGTCGCGGTGACATCCTTTTCCGCCACACTCACCTTCCGCCCGGAGGTGTCCCCGTCGCCGATCGTGAAACTTCCCCCGGGGACCCCGGTCGTGAGGGTCGCATACCCCAGGCTGTATGAAGCCAGGGACGAATAAAGCGAAGGCTGCGCATTGCAGAGGTAAAGCCTGTCGCCGTTTTTCGCAATGTCCTCCAGGCCCTTGTCGATAACCGTATCAGGAATCATTTTTGCCATGCTTCACTCCTCATCCCATCGCGAAGAAAAATCCGCCGGCATCCGACTCGACGGAAATCCCCGGACTGTCGCACACCGTCGTCGAATACATTTCACCCGGGGAATATTCCGCGGCAGTCTGCCCGTAAGCGACAAACGGCCCGCCCCACAATGCCCGGACACAGGCCCCCATATTCACGTCGTTCGTGTCAAGCGGGATCCCCGGCCCGCCCCAGAGGGCCTTCACGCATTTATCGAGCTCCACCCTCGTCGCCATATTTAAACCTCCTCGAGGTGGATCGAATCCACGCCGATGTCCCCGGTGACCGCGCCGTCATAGGCCTTGAGCCGCACGATGACGAATCCATCCATGTCGGTCGTGAAAGTCGACGACTGATACTCCACCCACGCGTCAGTCAACGCAACGGCCTCCTCGGTGATGTCGGCGCCGCAGCCGTGAATGTCGGCGGTCATTGTGCAATCCGCCCCGGCCGCCGTCTTTTTCACCCAGAAATGGACCTTGTAATTTTTCGACGCCTCGACCGGAATATAGAATTTGTGGACAAGCGGATTCGTCTGGCTGCTCGGATCAAAATAAAGGCACGTCCCGGATCCCCCATAGGCCCAAGCCTCCACCTGGCCGCCCGTGATCTGGTCCGAGATCGTCCCCCGGTATCCCAGGGCCTTCCACCGGTTGTCGGCATCAAAACGATCGATGTATCCGAATTGATCGTCTCCATGGATGGTCGATGCCCAGGTCGCCGTGAAATTTCCGGCCACCAGGTCGAGGCAGCCGACCCGGACAAAAGAAGAATAATAAGCGCCAAAATAAAACCCCGCCGTGACCGTGTCGGCCTTCAGCTCCGCTATTTCAGCCCATACCGGCCCGCCGTTTCCAGTAGAGATTCCTTTAGCCAGATTTTTCAGCTCAATGTATTTGAAATAATAAGACCCGTTGTCGAGTTCGACCCCGGGACACAGCGATCCGACAGAAAGAATATTCAAGTTCCCGTTGAACGCAAAGTTCTTCGATCCCGCCATGTAGGCAGGATGGGAATACGCGCTCTTACCGGCATGAATAAACACGTTCCCGTTGACCTTCATGTTCCCGACCGAATAGTGCAGATAAAAACCGTAACCGGTCGAATCGTTCATGACCCAGTAATTGTCCCCCTTCAGCTCGCAATCCATGCACCGGTAAGACTGCGAATAGGAGCCGAACATCCGGCCCTCCCCTCCCCCGGCAGCATAAGTGTTCTTAAAAGAGACCCGGTCCGTGTTCGCATTGTTCTGAATATAAAAAACATTGTCCCCGCGGACCATGCCGAAATTCTGGAATTCGACATAGCTTTTCGCGTAAGAGCTCGGGCCGTCCACTTCATGGTAATGCTGCGCGGAATACCAGGTGACCCCGTCCTGCGTCGCGGATGTAAAATTCCACCCCCCCCGGTATAGCGTGATATTCCCCGCCGAACCGCTTTCCTGGCACCTCAGGGGATTTGCACCGGCTCCGATGACATTCGTTTCCTGATAATATCCCGCACCCGTCGCCGTCGTCCCCTTGTAAACAATGGAGCTCGTGTCATAACCGAGCTCGATCGTCGCCCCGCTGATGGACTTGATAGGATACCAGAAGCCGTCATTCTTGCCAATCGGCGTGTGATGAGAGATGTCGTTCGTCGCAATAATATTGTCAATGTAAACGGAATTGGTCCCCGGATCAGTCAGCGCCCGGATAGCGATTGACCGGATCCCCGAACCGAGAGGACCCCCGTTATCATATACATGATACTGGTTGTTGCCCGTAGCTGCATAAGTAACCAAAGCAAACGAATTCACCGGGACACGGCCGTCAGCATCGCTGCACAGATCCAGCCGGAGGCTGTTCGCCGCATAGTTGTAATTAGTCCGAAGGAAAAAACTTATTTTCTCAAACGCTGAAAAGTCCGTCGCCGTGGCCAGGGTTTTCCAGGCCATCACGCCCGTCGCAAAACTCGAGCCCGGCTGCATCCACGCCCCCTTTGTCCCCTGGCAATAATAATTCTGAATATTTACAGTATTGCAGGTGATATTCGTCGCCGGACTCCAGGCGGACTCACAGTTATCAATCTCCATCGTCCGGGCCGTGGCAAGGGTCGCGATGGCACTGTCATTCGTGAAAGTGATCGTCCCCAGGCTTGCGGGATCCGGGCTTTTCGCTATCCGGATTTCGTCCCCCGGGGCAATCCTGGCAGCCGTCGCCCCCGCCTCGATCGTTTTCCAGGGCGTCGCCTGCGAACCGACCCCCGTCGTGTCATTTCCATTGACAGGGTCAATGTAAAATATAGGCATCTTTCATCCTCCGTCTAATCCGAGAAATTGAGGGCCACGTCCGCAAACCATGTCCCGTTCGACCGGACCAGGGTGACAAAGTCGGAATATCCGGCATTGGTCGTCAGGGTCGGCGCATCCCCTCCCCTCCACTTGATCGTGTCTGCCCAGGAGACAGTCCTGGAGCCGGTCGCGTCCTGGATAAGCCTCAACCGATAGACATGGCCGTTGCGCTGCCCGGTCATCCGGATATTTACAGGATCCGAAGTCGCCAGGGTCGCATACTGCGTATCGCCTATGGTCCAGTCGATATTGAGGGTCGTCGCCGGAGACGCCGTCGCCTCCTGCTCCAGGCCGTTGAGGAGGTCATGGATGACCGTTCCGCTGGCCTTCGGCAGCCTGGAGGTCGTCGCTATCGTCACGACCTCATCCAGGGTGGCCGGCGCGGCAAAACCGCTATGGTCATCAGCGCTCTCCATCGCGTGAAGCTGCACGTGGGGAAGGCCGGTCGTGACCTGCTGCACAAACTCGACAGGATAAAAGGCATCCGAGGCGCTGTTCCGGTATCCCAGGACCATCCGGTTGTAAGTCTTGAAATTCGACGCCCCGCCCGTGGTGATCGTCGCAGCCTGGACGGTGACCACGGCATTGTTCGTCTCGCTCAGGTCCACGTAGGCAAACTGGTTGTCGCCGAGGGCGATGGAGCCGGTCGCCGCCGAGTTCGCCTTCGCCAGCCCCGCACTATCCGTGAACAGAAACCGCAAGGTCGACGCCCAGGAGAGGGTCGCCCCCGTCCACGCGATTGCCCCGTCACAATGGACGATGACGTTCTTCGCGTAAGTGATCGCGAGGTCGAGGCTCGCGATGGCGGGATTCATCCCGGCTGCCGTGAATTGCGTAACCGACGCGGCCCATGGCGTGTGAAAATTCGTGCTCATTTTCTATTTCCTCCCGTGATCGCTCTATCCCCTCCGATGAGCGCCGTCGCCTTCTGGAATATTTCCATGACCCTGTCAGGCCCCTTCTCCATTTCCTGCCTTGACATGCTCACTAAATCTTTCTGGTCCTGGCGCATAGCCCGGATCTCCAGCTTGATTTCACTCAGTTCAACCGCGATCAACTCAAGCGCGCTCGCAATTCGTCCGAACATAAATCCTCCTTTTAAACCATTTCATTCCCGTCAACGTCATAGAGGTTGACATAGGCGCTGTTCGAAAGCCCGGTGACAGAATCCGAGATAGTGAACACCGGCGACACATCATCTCCGTCCCCAGTCCGCGTATAGGTCACCTCCGCCGACGAGCTCATATAAAAGCTCAACTCCTGCGACGGCGTCGCGGACGACGCCCCGTAAGACAAGGTCCCGTTGCCCCGGAGCCAGGAGAAGGTGACATAATATCCGGCACCGAGCCCGGGTTTCACATTGCCATACTGGTCCCGGATCGTGACGGTGATCCCCGCCGTAGCCTCCCCCCACGCCAGCTCGGTGTCATCGGTCACGACCTCCATCACCGTCGCCACCGGCTCGACAAAGATCCGGTTTATATCCGCCGCGGTGACCGTCGTCATGCCCGGATAGATCAGGACCCACCCGACCCGGACATGATTCGCCGGAGCATCCGGGGGATCCGGAATCGGGTCGGCATTGTAAGCGAAATTCGATCCCTTCACGACATCGGCCTCACCGTCGGTCCCCGCGACCACCGAGTCGTATCTGAAAAGGGTGGCATGGGCCGCATCAAAGGTCACGACATCACCCACCCGGTCCATGATGAGATCCTCCCGGTCCATGACGATGTCGGTCCGGTCCATCATCATCCCGACGATGGAATAAGTGATCCCGCCGATCCGGTAACTCCCGGGATTGACGATAGCCGCCATCGCAGCGGGGTTGACCGGGGAGAGATTGCACCCGGACAAAACGGCATCCCCCGGAGTCGGAGGCTCCGGAAGGCTCCCGCCCTCGACCGGCGTCGGGATAAGGGTCCCGTGGCCGGAGATCTCAATCCGCCCCTTGTTCCCCCCGGGATGGGAAATCCGGACGGCATTCCCCCTTTTCACATATTGCGGAGTCGCCTCCCAGTTCTCGGGGAAATAGGCCTTGATGCGTTCCTGCGACCCCTGGATCTGGACCCAGGCATAACGGCTCGCCGACACAACCTCGTAAACGACGGCGTCCCGGAGCTCCTTGCGTTCCGCGAATTGCCGGTTGACCCTGTTCCGGATTACCCTGCCGCCATAAAGCCTCATGAGACCACCCATCCCTCGATCTCGTCGATGAAATACCCGTCAGAGGATCCCTGGGCCGATTTCTTGAATTTGCGCGTGAGGTTCGTCACAAAGAAAGTCATGGTCTGCCCGCTGTAAGGATGAACCATCGTGATCGTGTCACCCTCCTCATCCTGGAGGTGGGCCACCTTCGACATGGAAAGGCGCTTTCTCTGCAGCTGCACGACCATCCCCTCGAACGCGGCCACCTTTTCGCAATCCGTCACCGAATAACAGAGGGGATCCTGGATGGCCTGCTCGATAATGGCGCCGATCTCGGCCTGGTGATCCTCGTCGTCCCATGTCGCCTGAACGCTCCGGCGCACCGACCCGACGGGCTGGCCGTGTATGACATACTGGAAATTGCCGGTCGCCCCCAGGACCATGATGCACATGATCATTCCGATCTTCTCCACGAGACGGCCAATCGGGATCGTGTGTCCCACGGACGCCCCGAATCCCCCGACAACGACTGCATCAGGGATCGCGCACCCCGCAGCCCATATCGCAATCCCGGCAATAAGCACGGGGATCAGATTCGGTGCCGAGACCGTGACCGTGCAGTAACGGTCCTCATAACCGGACAGCGTCCCCGCCGCGATAGACTCCGAGATGGACCCCGCCAGCTTGAAAGCGATGGAAGTGGCCGTTTCAATAACCTCGAGCCTCGGGTATCGGCACTGCCGGCTATGGTCGTCCGAATACCAGATTTTAAAATCCTTGTGGAAACCCCACCACCCCACCGTCCCGTTCAGCCGGCCCACGGCCTCCTCCGAGAACAGGACTTCGCGGAAGTCGAGCTCCTGGCCCTGGACGGTGACGCGGTTGGTGAAGTCGCTGTATTTGTCATCCGGGGAATATCTGAAAAGTTTCGTGCTGTCGGCGTATACATGATCGACGGTCGCGGCATTCGAGATCCGTCTCGCGCTCGCATCGCCGTTCACGTCGAACCGGAAATAATACCCGAACCGGTTGCAGACCTGGTTCACGATCTCGTCAATGGTCGTGTCAATCCACTGGTGCTCAAGGACCGTCCCGCCCACAAAATCGGGAATGCTCAAATCGGTTTCCTCAAGGTCGGCATGGTCCTTCAGGACCTCCTCGACAATCACCTTCGGAAGGGCCTTATAGAATTCCGTCGCGTAAACGTGATGATGCTCCCATATGCAGCGGCGGTCCTCCGCCTCGATCTTTATGACCGGATAATCGCCCCGCGCGAAACTGAGGGACGACCCCGTCACGTAAAAGGTCCCGGCATTTTGCCAGTAGTCCGTGCCGTCGACCTTCTCCCCCCAGCGGAGGGTGAGCTTCCGGCCCTTCTTGAGATACATATTGAAAACGCTGCTCAGGTTATATGGATCAAACAGATACCCGTGAGTCGCGGTGAAACTGAGCTTCGCCGGCATTCCCTCGATGGAATGTTCCGTCGAGATCTCCCCCGTGATATATGGCGCCAGGTCCAGGTCGGTCCCGTCCTTGTCCCACTTGATCCGCTTTTCCAGGTCCCAGCCTTCATTTGTCCAGAAAACGAACATGGACGTATTATCGCCCGGATCCGCGACCCCGACGGCCTCGTGGTCGATATAACCCTGGACCAGCTCGTCGGGCGTAGACCAGCTCCACGCGGCCCCACTCCAGGTCCCGACGGAATAATTCGCCTGCTGGATGAAACCGTAAGCCGAAAACATGATGACGCCCGTCCAGTCCGATGAGCCATAAATTGCACCCGCAAAGATAAATTCCCCGGCAGAGTCATAGGCGACCGGCAAGAATTTTTCCCTGCTGTCCGGCGTCATGGCCGGAATATTGTCGCTGCTGAAAAGCTCCCAGGAATAAGACACGGGGTCATAAAGGGCGATCCCGTAACCATAGGCGGAAACGACCAGCTTCCCGTCCGGCCCGGCGCATAGGCTTCTCAGCTCGTAATCGTCAAGGGTTGCATAACTCGGGCGCTGATAGGTGATGATTCCACTCGCGACATCAACCACGCAAAGGCCCCGGAGGTCCGGCTGTGAAGCATGATAATTGAATGAGCCGTAAATCTTCCCGCCGGTATAATGAAACTGACGCCTGATCCCCTGATAGGGGAAATCGGGGTTGTCATCCGGATTGAATTCACAGAGGCGACCCCCGCTTGTAATATCGTAAACAGCAAGCCTCCCCTTGTTCAAACTGCTGACCGTCGCCGCCGAAAGGATGATGACATTTTCCTCGAGGTCGACCAGGAATCCGCCTTCCCCGAGGACTTCATGGGAACGGAGTCCTGTCATTTGCGTCTGAGTCCAGTCCGTGGCCTTGAGCAGCTGGGTGAACCCGTAAGTCACCGGATCACCAGACCCCGCATCATCCAGGTCGATGTATCCGACAACGACCCCCTTCGACTCGCTGATGTCACAGACGGCAATATAAAGACGGCGATTCGCATAATCGGCCTGGCAGCCGATTATTTCCCAGGGACCCCCCGGAAATCCGGAATCCTCGATCCGGACATTTTTCGTCCAGGTCGAAGTGTTAACCCAGTAATTCTTGATGGTGTCGGCCTCGCCCTCCAGGACGACGAAACCATTCATGATTATCGTAATCGGAACAATATCGCCGTCACCCTTCTGAGACTGCGGGACCGTATGCTTACAACCATACATGCAATCCGGGTCAAAGGCCGCCGGAGCCGACTCGTCATCCCAGTATTTCTCGACGGTCCAGGTATCCACGTCAATCTTGACAACGCACTGGATTCCGTTCCATCCGCCCCACATCGTATTTAAGACATAGAGTTTCCGGTTGACGCTGTCGAATTGGAGGTCCGTCGCTATGTCCCCCATCGGCCACCCCGCCGCGGTGTCGTCCATCTGCAAGACGCTGACCTGCTTCGTGAACATCATATAGAGCTGCGTCGCTATCTTCTGGAGCATGACCGGATGCTTCCCGGTCTCCGAGTATTTCGTGTAGTTCGTGAATTTCGTCGCATTCGCCCAGGAAACCCCGTTGTCCGTAGAAATCGAATAATAGACGTTCGACAGCTCCTCCCCGTTCGGGCCGACAGATTCCACGACGTCAAACCACAACCAGATGTCGCCGGAGGCGACCTTCAGCATAGAGGGATTGCCGAGCTTCAGGGACGCGTCAAGCCCTCCGACAGCCACCTCGGACGGAGTCGCCCACGCCGCAAAATCAGACGAGGCGGTCTTGAAGAAATGATAATGGGCGTCACCTTCCACATACCTCGTGAATATTGCATAATAGTCATTCGCGCCCTTCGTGATGACCCACGGGTCCCCGGTGTAGAGGTCCTCATCCCAGTTCGCGATTTCCGAATTCCCGACGGCCACCCCGACAGGCGTGTAAACCCTCCGGGCAAGCCTGTATACGTGGCCTGATTTATGATGGACCAGGAGGACCATCCCGATATTGCCGCCCGTCATCTCGCAGATCGAGACGGCCTCGATTTGGCTGCTGACAAGAGAATAAAGGTCAAGCGTGACGGTGGAAAAAGCGGTCCTGTCCGTATCCGTGTAAACGAATTTGATCTGGCTTCTCGTGTCCGTATCCGCGATGTAGGCCAGGATGAGGCGCCCGGTGGAATGGGCGATGACGGAAGGCCCGTATTCATCAAAGGCCTCTCCGGTCAGGCGCGTCCCGTCAAAAGGAATGTCGGGGACCTGCGGAGACGAAATGATTTCAGCCAGGGGGTGCCTGCTCTGCAATACCTGCGCGGCTGCCAATGTCGGATCCAATGACAGGGCCATCTAAACCTCACTCATGATCAAAAGCGTGAGCCGGACATCCTTCCGGTATCCCGCATCATCCGCCACACTCGGCGTAATATGATATTTGCCGTCCAGCCCGATAATCTCAACGTTGTATGTTTTCGAGGAGCCGTCCTCGGGATTGAACACGACGGCCTCATCCGCATCCACAAGGGCCTCGAGGTCCGTGAAGTCATTGATCGTCATGAAAGGCCAGCTGAGCTCGATCGTCTTTCCGATAATCGAAGATCCCCAGGAAAACAGCGCGACGCTCGAATAAGTCTCCTTGACCGCGGTGACCCGGTCCTTCTTGATGACGGTCATCTCAGACGGATTGCGTGAAAAAGTCAGGGTTCCGAGAACCATTTTTGCCATCACGACCACCTCTTGACGACCCGCTGGACGGTCGCCTCAATCTCCTGTCTCAGTTCCTGCGCCTGCTTCGCGCCCCCCACGCCCCCGAGGTTGACCGGGACATTGATCGTCGTGCCCCCGCCAGCCCCGGCAATAGCTTTCATCTGCCCGGGCGTGAGGACCGACTCATCCCTCCGGATGATCGCGGCCATCTCGTCCGGCTTCAGGATAACCCCGTCGTGAAACCTCGGCGCCCCGGCAAAGATCCAGGAGGGGACCCTCTTGCTCATCCCGGTCGATTCGTAAGGCCCGCGGCCCCGGTGCGCAAAAGGAGAATCAAATTCATCCAACGGCAAACCGCCTCCGCCGCCTCCGAGCAGGCTCATCCCCATACTGGCAAGACCGGACAGGCCGGACACCGAGAAGTCGAGAAGCGAGTCCGTGACCTTCCGGCTCAAGGCATCCGAAAGCGAACGCGCAAGGCCCCGGGCAAACTGCTTCCAGTAGTCCTCAAAATCCTTCATCTCCCCCACCATAAAGTCGAAGAAAAAGTCGCTCATGGTGTTCTGCATCCCCCCGGCCATCTCCTCCCACATGCCCGCCACCTCCTCGCAAAAGGTTTTCGACTCGGCCTGCATGATCTCGTTCTGGAGCCTTATCGCCTCCGTGACGCTGTCCGTCTGCGAGATCCGGAATTTATTGAGCTCGATGACATGCTGTTTGACCTGCTCGTTTTTCCAGAGCTCGATATGCTCCTCCTCGACCCCGGCATCCCTCATCTGCTGGATCTTCCGGTCAAGCTGCTCCTGCCAGAATTGCTCGTATTGCCCCCCGGCATACATCCCGACCTCGCCATAGGCCTGCTCTTTCATCCTCTGGTTGACGAGCTCCTTCTCCAGGGGAAGGAGGAGACCCATGAGCTCAAGCCTTTTCTGGAGGGCCGTGTATTGGTTCCAGAGGGCGATCGATTCCTTGTCGAGCGCATCACCCTCCGCCTCATAAGCCGGGACCGTTTTCTGGAGCATGGTCTGGACATTTTTGAGCTGGAGCTCGAGCATCTTCTTTTCAGACTCCTGGAATCTCTCCAGGGCGTCCATCTCGTTCGCCCGCCCCAGTTCCTTCATCGCCTCCATGACCCTCGTCTCGTAGCGGTCCTGGATCTCCATCTCCTTTACGATCCGGTCCTCCTCGGCCTTGAGGATCTCCATCTCGTTTTTCTTGATCTCCTCGGCGCGCCTCATGAGGTTCTCCCGGAGTTTCTGCGCCTCCTGCTCGGCCTTCTCAGCCTGCTCCTCGCGGATCTTCTTGATCTGCGCGGCAGCCCAGGCCTCGACCTTGACCTTATCGGCACCGGCAGCAAGGTATTTTTGCTTTTCCCGTTCGATGAATTTTTCCTTCGTGAGGGTGAGCTTCTCCGTCTCCTCCACGAGCTTCTCGTTCAGCTTCTTGACCTCCTCCTCCTCTTTCTTCCTCGTATCCTGGACATACTTGAGATCCTGCTTCGCCTGCTTCATGAAGAACATTTCCTGTCCGCCGGGGGTCGTGACCTTCTCGAGGCCCGTCGGCATCCTGCGGACGGCGCCGGTCTTGTCGGTGACCTCCTTATACTGGCCCGCCTTGATCTCCTCCGGCCTCGCGACCCGGAATCCCTGCTCCATCATCGCGAGTTTCTGAAGCATCCTCTCGTTCTCGAGGTAGCGTTTCTCGAACATCTCGTTCCACTTCTTCATCGTGTCACTCTGGCCGAATGACAGGATGTAACCGAGGGCCGTCAGCGACCCCCCGACCTTGTCGATCAGCATCGCGAGACGGTGGAAGTCGGCGATGATCTCGTATATCCCGGCCTTGATGTTCCGCATCCCCTCGATGAATTCCGGGTTCCACTCGATCTTTCCGGTCTCCTCGTTAAGGGAGATCATGTCCTCCGTGAGCTCGATCATCCACTGCTTGATATACAGAAAGAGAGGCTCAGCCACCATGCCCCCGGCCTGGAGGGCGATGTCCTTCATGTTCGACCACAATCCCGCCCAGGTTCGCTGAGTCTCGATCCCGGCGGTCTTGTAAGCCGCGAGTTTTTCCATCAGGAAATTGAAAAGCGTATCGGCATTCTGGCTATGCTCCCGGATGTCCTCATTTCTCAGCCCCAGGACAACGCCGATCCGGGAGGTGCGCGGGTTGATGGTCCCCATGAGGAGGGAACGGGTCTCCTCGGCCAGCTGGTCAAGGGAAAGGCCGATCGCGCCGGCAGCCTGGACCATCGCGACGGTGAATTCCTTTGCCATGTCCGGATTGAAACCCTTGCTCATGGCAACCGGCAACGTCACCATGTAGGCATTGACAAGCTGGTCCAGGGTCGCGATCGTCTGGAGGTTCGCGGCTTGCAGCTGGGCCATCATGCCCGCGGAGGCCTGCTGCGCGGCCTTCAGGCCGGCAGACCCCTCAAGGACCTTCCCGGTCGTCTGGTCGATATACTGGCCGTTGAGCAAAAAGGAGGTCGCGATCCCGAGCTGGTAGGATTCGATCTGCCCCAGGTATCGCATGGAGGATCCGAACACTTTGTCGAATGCCATGTAGGTGCCGATGATGGCCGTCGTGATCCCGATCCAATGCTTCCGCATTGCAGCCAGGACCCCGTTGACCTCATGGGCCTGTTTCTTCATCGGGTCGAAGTCCATCTTCCGGCGAAGGGCCTCAACCTCTTTCCTTGAAAGACCGATGGACCTCGTCAAACTTTCCACAGAGTCCCGGGCCTGTCTCGTCCCCATGCCCTTCATCATCCGGGACTCGAATTGCTTGATCTCCTTCTCTGTGAGCTTCGTCTCCAGGCCGAGGTTCTTGAGGTCTTTCCTCATGTTCGCGAGGGCGACCTCGGCCTCCTTGACATCGATTCTAAACTTTACGCCTGGCATCGTCTTTCTCCTGGGAAACCTTTTCCCTCTGTCTTTCGAGGATCCTCGGCAGCAACCTTCTTTCGATCACGAGGACCTTCTCGAAATCTTCAACGGTCCCGTTAAAGACTTGACAGAGCCGGAGGACCGATTCCGTCGTAATGGGCAGGGGGGACGAAAATCCGTAAGGCCGATCGAATTCAGAACATATCGACCAGATCCTCCACGCCAGCCGGTTGTCCTCGTCGAGCTCCGGCTTTTCACATTCTCCGCAGGGCGGATCGCCATGATAGAGGTCCCGGCAGACCTCGCAGCTTACGACCTGGTCCTGCCCGTTCCAGTCCGCCCAGCTTTCGAGTTTTTTATGAGATCTTCCAACCTCTTGCCCTCAAGCTCCGACAAGGCATCCACCTCGTCCAGGATCCGGTCGATAAAGGCCGGATTGCAGACATAGAGGATCTCCTTGTTCTCGTCGGTGCAAAGGATCGGCTTCCCGTCCTCGTCCTCAATCCCCTTCCAGTCCAGGATGCACTTCTTGATCTTCGAGATCTTGAACCGGTAGAGGTTGACGTTCTTGAACCGCTGTCCCTGGTCCCACTCGACCTCGTGGGCCAGTTCAAGGACTTCGTGAGCGTCCTTCGGGCTCATGGGGACAACCTGGACTTTGGCCTCCCCTTCACCCTCCTTGATAGTGATCCAGACGGGCTCCTTTTTCGTCCTGAGCTTCATAAAAACCTCCTTTAGGTTTGGTTAAGGGAAAAGCCCGGAAAGCAGCCGGGACAACTGCCTTTTCGGTTCGCGTCACCTATCCGGGCCCTTTCGTCATTTCAGCAAATGCTGAAACATTCAAATTAGTGGAAGACGATCTCGCAGCTGTCCTCCCCGACCGTGCCGAGGGCCTTAAAGGGAATCGTGAGCTCCACGGCAGGAGGCGCGAAGTTGATCGCGGGGACCTCCAGGATACAGCGCTTGAGATACATTTCCATTGTGTAGCCGTCATCGTTGCCGAAACGGATGTGCACCGGCACCTCCGACCCGTCATAACCGTCCTTGAAATACTTCGCATCGGTTTTCCGGAAATAGAGAGACATCGTGCTGGAGATGTTTCTCCGGTCCTCGATGTAATCCTCCGGATATTCCGCGCCGATCTCGTCCTCGATGTATTTCTTCGGAAGGTCCAGGGTGAGCTCCATCGACTTCAGGCGGGACTCAACCCCGTTGACTTTGACCGTCGTGTATCGGTTCTCGATGGGATCCCCGATGGCGGTCCCGGTCGGCAGATAACCGGCAACCTCGTCGTCCGTCGCCCAGGTCTGCCCGCAGGCAGCCGAGAGGCTCAGGGTGTTCGTGGACACGGTGTTGATCGTCCAGCCGGACCCCGCGTTCGTGAGGCTTTGAGTCTTGTTGTAAATGACCATCCCGGCCTTGAACAGCTTGCCGTCATCGACCACAAGCTGGGTCGCCGCCGTCCCCGCGCTCGCCGCGAGAGGCGAAGTCCCGGCCCAATACATGTTCATGCCCTGGCCGGTAAGGGTCACCTTGAGGGCGCCCTCGTTCGTCACACCGAACACGGCCCGGTTGACCGTCGCGCCAGTAAGAGCCTGGATAAAATGGTCCGTCTCGACCCAGATCGTGAGGCTCGGCGCCGTGATCGCCTGCTTGTAAAAAACAGACGAAAGGGCAACGTCCACATTGTCAAGGTGCGCCGTCGCCGCCGCGGATCCGTAACCCCTCGTGCAATTAAGGAGTGTCGCAGCGGTGGATCCGGCCTGCGTGATCCCCTCGTAGCGGATCTGCTCCGTTCCAATGGTAATGACCCCGACATTCGGAAGTGTCCCCCCGGCGATCCCGTCGACGACCGCGGTCGCAGCCGAAGCCGAAATGCCCCCCGACAGGGACGCCGTCGTCGCGGCATTTTCCGCACCCATCAGGGAATAAAAGGCATCCATCCCCTGGGGCTTATTCCCCACCGTCCCGGAAGGCCGCACATACATCGGCACCTCCCAGTCCCCGGCAGGGACCGCATTCTGGAATTGATCGAGCAAGTCCAGAGTATTCGAAAGCTCCTCGGAATCGACGAAAGCCGGATTCTGGTTGATCATGGCATTACCGGCCGGACGGACAAAGTCGCCCGTCGCGCTCGGCCAGGCCAATGTGCCGGCCACCGATTCCAGGGCGATGAAAACCCTCTGTTTCCTCGAGAGTCCTATTTGAGATGTTGAGCTCATGATTTCATCCTCCTGTGTTTTATTCTCCGATCCAGGCGTGGAAATTTATCCGCACCGTCACTCGATAATACCCTTCAACGATCCCGACCACGGTCGTCGACGGATCATCGAAAATAACCCCATCCGCTTCGGCCCGGCGAAAGGCCGTCTCGAGTCGCCCCGCGTATTCCATCGCGGTCTTGTATCCCCAATCCGGGAGAACGTTGACATTCACCTGGAACACCCCAGTCCGGAGTCCCACCCCGTCCACCCCGAGCTCGCCCGGGAAGGTGTCCCCCATCACAATCACAGGCTCAATCCACGGCCCCCGCGGTGCCTTGTGAGATCTGTTCAGGCCGGCGATCTCAGTCGCCGTGGCCCATGTAGTATAGAGACTCGTCAGAATCGCGGCATAGACCTCTGTGGGCGTCATGTCGTCCCCTTCCAGTATTTGCTTTTCATCGCCTCGGCATGAAAGATCTGGATCATCTGCGCCAGCGCCACGTTGTAAACCCCCGCCGCGGCCTGCCCCGAATGACCCTCCTCGATCCGGTAGGCATAAGGCACGTTGTTGAAAAGCCAGATCGACCCTTGCCCCGGCCTCCACGTCCAGGCCGCTGTGTTATCCTTCGCCTTCGCATTCGCCCAGGCTTCCGCGGCCCCCTTGTCCTGCTTTGAGGCGTAAGGCGACTCGATGACCCCCTCGCCCTCCCCCGGCTCGCTGTTCGCGATCTGATGGCTCGCCCGGTAGGTTCCCGTGTCAACCGGAGACTCCTTGACGATCTTCGTGAAGGTCTTAAGGACCGTCGCCCGGATCAGCTGCGAGAGATCCGCATTGATGCTGGCAGCCAGGACATTGAGCAGCTTGTTGAATTCGTCGGCGTTTTTTGCCAGCTTGTCGATATTAGTCGCCATCCATGACCTTCTTCTTTTTCCTCAAGAGCTCGGTGCATTTCTCGTCCCTGGCCTTCAAGACCAGGATCTCCGCCTTCGCGGCACTGAGCTCATCCTGCGTTTTCTTCAGTTCCGATAAGGAAGCATTGAGCTCGTTCGTGACCCTCATGAGTTTCTGGACGACCTTTTCCATTCGCATATTACCCCCTCACGTGGACTCGATAGAATATCGGCGTCCCCCCGGGTGTCAGGGGGACGATGGAAATCGGATTCCATACCTTCGTCCCGTATATGACCCGGACATATCCCTGCTCGTCGAGAGCCGGGAGATCCTTCGCCGGGATAATAACGAGTTTATCACCCACCTGGATCAGCGTCTGGTCGATGTCCCTCTCCTTGAAATCCGTAATAAGCGCCTTGCAGGAATAGTCCACACTGACCTCGGTATAACTATCAGAAGCCGCGCTATACCCGGACCTTGTCGTCACCCGGACGGTGACGTCGGCCCCGTATTTCGCGATCATCGAATCAGCCCTGTCCTGCCACAGCGTCCAGTCCATGCAACCTCTCAAACAGCTTCAAGTAACACTTCACAGAGCAGACAATATATGTGCTCCGGTTATAGATAATCCGCGAGACCTCCAGGCTCTCCGGCCCTGAATACTTCCCGCATACGTCGCAGAAACCATGAACGAGGCAGTAGGTCTCCTCTCCCATCAGGTCCTCTCGACTTCGGAGAAAGCGCTGTCAGCCAAAAGCCCCTTGAGATACCCGTTGATCGCCGCGAAGATCTTGTCGGAATTCGTCGAGCTCCCGAAATACTCGATCTCGATGACATCGATCTTCTCCCTCTTGACCCCTCCCGTCCTCGTCGCCTGGAGGGTGCCGGAAGACACCGACTCCTCGTAAGCGGCCCGGGCAACGGCCCGGAGGAGGTTCGTCGGGATCGCGTCATCCTCGATGGCATAGCCGTCCTCATCATAGGCCCCATCCCTCGGCCACTTGAGGGACTGGTCTGCGTCGGACTTATAGCCCTTGAAGGAGAGGGACTCGATATAGGCCATCCCCCTGAGGATCGCCGCCTCCCGCGCCGTCGTGGAACACGACGCCCAGGAGGTAAGCCCCAGGTCGGAGCAGAAAGTGTCCACGTAAGACAGGGACGCGTAAGTATTCGCGCCGTCCACAATGGATCCATCTTCTTCGATCAATGCCATAGCTCACCTCACCTGTTTTTCGGGGGCGCCCCGATGGTTTTCGCGTCCTTGTAAATAATCTTGTCCTCAGGACGCCTCTCCGGCTTCTTCTTTTCCGCCGGCTCAACCGGATCCGGCGCCTTTCTGACCCTTTTGATGTCGACATCCCGCCCCGCAACCTCACCCTTCGGCTCGAGGGTATATTTACCGGTCGCCAGGGCATCCTTCACGTCAATGGCGTGAGTGATCTTGACGGGTTCCCCCGTGTCCTTCCTGAATATGATAAATGCCATTGCCTCCTCCTTTCACTGGTTCACGGCCGCCTTGCCGTTTTCTTGCTTTTCAGGCCCCAGGTCCATCCTGATCGGGATCTCAAGTCTCCCCAGGCACTTCTGGACGGTCTCCAGGACATTATTTTTGAACCCGGCATCCTCCACCCCCAGGCCTTCCCCGAGACGCTTCAAATGGCCCATTCCGGCCTCAAAATGGGTGACGGCAAGCGCCCCCCTGATCCATGCCAGGGACCGGGGTTTTGCCGTATAGGTGAACCTCTTGCCCTTCAGCATGGGATTTTTCCGGTAGGCGTCATAAACCTTGAAGTAGTTGTTCGCCCCCTGGAACACCATGTTCGTGTCCCGGACATTGAGGCCGAGCTCGACAAGGCCGAAGTTGAGGTCAATGTCGTCGGGGATCCGGGCAAGACCCTCCCTGAGCCACCTGCCCGCCTTGTCGAATTGCCCCATCTCCATCGAGCACTTCGCCAGGGTGTAGTAAATGGCATCATAGCCGCTTCCGTTTCCGCCTCCCCACCCCTCGAGGTATTTCTCCCCGAATTCGGCGGCCTCCTTCAGCTTCCCGGAGTCCGCGTAAATCTGAGAGAGGTAAAAATAGCAGTCGAAGTCGCCGGGATTCTTTTCAAGCCTCGCAAAAAGCAGCCCGGACGTCCTTTCAAATTTCGCCTGTTTCTGCTCCGGCGTCAGGTCATAGCCGTAATGCAAGACCTCCATGATATCCGTGAAGATCCCGGCATTCCCGGGAAGGACAGGCCGGTTGTGGACGATCCCCTCATAACGGACCCTCCCCTTGCGGAAGATCCTGGCCGTCTGAAACTCCATGGCCACCGTCCCCTTCTGGATGTCCCTGGCCGTTATGATCACGGCATTGAATTCATCCGGAAGGGACTTGAGAAACTCCTTAAACTTCGAAACAGGACCCCGGAGGACAATCTCCTCGTCAGCATCCACAATGAGAATGAAGTCCCCGGAGGCATAAGAGATCGACTGGTTGCGGTGCAGGGAAAAGTCATTCTCCCAGGGATGCTCATAGACCTTCGCGCCGAAGGCCCGGGCGATCTCCATCGTCCGGTCCGTGGATCCGGTGTCAACCAGTATGATCTCGTCGACGATCGGCTTGACGGACTTGAGGCAGCGCTCGAGGTTCTTTTCCTCGTTCTTGACCATCATACAGGCCGAAATGCGGATTCTCTTGTTCAGCATCGCGCACCTCCGATCCCTTCCATCCGGTATTCAACAGGCTTCTCCGGATCCAGGAGAGGGACAACCGTCACCTGCGCCGGGAGCCTCATCTGCGGGACGACGGTCATGACCTGGTCGACCAGCTTCTTCCGGTAATCGTCATCGAGCATCGGAAGGACGTTGTGAATGACCTCGAAGGCCGCCGACGCCTGGTAAAGACCGGCAGCCGCCAGGGTGTAGGCCGCGAACGCGACGAATTTCGGCCCGTAGGTGTGAATGAATTTCATCCCCATCAGGCTCGGGTCCTTCTGGTATCTCTCGAAAAGCCGGATGTATTCATGGGCGCAATTCTGCGCGAGGCGGTGATCGACGACCATGTTCCCCAGCTTGATCCCGACAAACCAGATGTCGAGGTAATCAGGAAAGGCCCTCGACCCCTCGAGGATATACTTCCGCGCGAGACCCGGATCCTTCTTCTCCTCGATGGCGATATTCGCCAGGGTGAAGAAGATCGTCGGGTTGAAACCCTTGCCGATCTTTTCCCTGAAGGAGATATACTGGTCCCCGTATTTGATCGCCTCATCATAAAAGCCGTAGTCGGCATAAAGCTCCGAGATCTGCATGAGCATCTGGTAGTCGGTCGGAGTCTCGCGGAGGACCTCCTCCATGAGGGCTTTCGACCTCTCGAATTTCTTCATCCGGACAGGGGATTCCCGGTCATAGCCGTAATGCTTCAGCTCGATTCCCGGAAGGAGGATGCAGTCAGGCTCGCCGACAATGCGGTTGTGGACCCGGCCATGGTAGGCGACCGTCCCGCGCTTGAAGAACCGGGGATGAAGGAGCTGGGAGACGGCTTCGCCCTGGTTGTAATTGACAAGCATGACGGCAGCGGTGTCGTGGGTTTTCCCGACATCGCCCAGGGCGCGTTTCAGGTCGAATCCCGGCGGGACAACGAGCTCCTCATCGGCATCGATGACAAGGATCCAGTCGCCGGAACAATACCCGATCGACTGGTTGCGGTGCTTCGAGAAATCGTTTTCCCAGGGATGGTTATAGACGACGGCACCGAAGGATCGGGCAATCTCGACCGTCCGATCCTTCGAGCCGGTGTCAACGACGATGATCTCGTCCACTACATCCCGGATAGCGGAGAGGCATCTTTCAAGGTTCGCCTCCTCGTCCCTCACCATCATCGCGGCAGATAGACGAGTGGCGTTGCGTCCCGGATTATTCATTATCCACCCCCTTCCGCCTATTCCATTTTGGAAAGGAAGGCCGAATAGGTGATGGTCTTGCTCACCTGCGTTCCGATGACGTAGGTATAGAGCCGGACGTATCTCTGGAGCCGGCTGTCATACCAGTTCGTGAACGGCAGAAGGTAACGGCCCGTCGACCCCACCGTGTTTGTCCCCGTGTAGGGCAGCGCGGAGGTGATCTTCGTTCCGAGCGAGAGCCTCGCCAGCTGGACATACTCGGTGAATGTCGTAGTGTTCGAGGCCTGGAGCACGATCTGGAAGACGGTCAAGGACGCGGCCACAAGGGTGATCGCGCTGACGTCAACCACGAGCATCCCCTTGACGAACCCGGCACCCAGGTCGATATATTCCGCAAGGGCCGTCGCAGCCGCAGAGGCTGTAACGGCAGCGGATTCCTTCAGGTTGAGGAGATCGTCGAAAATAAACTGTCGGTTATCCATTTTGATCCTCCTGTTTCAAAAAAGGTTATGTGAAGCGGGCGACCTCAATCCCCCGCCAGGGTTTACGCGGATTCCTTCAGGTTGAGGAGATTGTCGAAAATAAACTGTCGGTTATCCATTTTGATCCTCCTGTTTCAAAAAAGGTTATGTGAAGCGGGCGACCTCAATCCCCCGCCAGGGTTTACGCGGTCACGACGCCATCCTTGAAGCCCCAGAGGCGGGAAGCGGCCTTGAAGCGGAATACCGCGAGGGTGATATACCACTCGATCCTCGTCCGGTAGACCGGCTGCGTGTCGATCTCGCCGAGGTCACGGACATCCATCTCGCCGTTCTGGATCCCGACCACACCAGTCTCGTTGAAGGAGACGGCATAAACCGAGGATCCCACGGACCCGGCAGCCACGTCCGTCTCGTCGAAGCCCATGATGTCGTCGTTGTTATTGTCCTTGTCGGCGATGAGGATCGGGAGGTCGTTATACTTCGTCACCCGGCGCCCGAAGGCATCGACGTCCCAGGTGATGAATCCGCCGACCGTATAGGTCCTCGCGGCCACAGTCAGCCTGCGCCTCATCGTCTTGTTCATGATGAGGTGGGTCGGATCCTCACAGGCATCGATCGCCTCATCGAGCTTGACCAAAGAAAGGGGCGTCGCGGACGAGGCATGGTTGGCGATCAAGAGGCTCGAATCAGTGACCCTCGCCTGGAGGCCGTCAAACCCTTTCGGATCCGAGGTCGTGTCGCCCTTGATGATCTGCTTCGTCATGGCCAGGGAAAGGGCCTTGATCTTCATGGCCTCCTGGGTGCTCCTCTGGTCCGGCCCGCCGGTGTCGACCAGGAATTTGTCGACGTCGACGTCCCCGCCGGCAATCGTCAGCCTTTCGGTGATCGGGTCCACCTTGCCGGCGCCCTCGGTGTAGGCCTCGTTGACCCCGCGGAATCCAACAGTCGGCAGGGTCTTTTCGCGGTTAAATGCCAGGGCATTGCCCGTGATGCTTTCGAAGGGTATATACTGAAGGACGTCCGAGCTCCTCGCATAGAGCTCCATGATGGCAGCCTTCAGGGACTCATCCCTCCCGAGAGCAATCTTCGCGGCTTCAATCAATGTGAGTGCCATGTTGTGTTTCCTCCTGTGTTAGATTTTGGCTGCAAAACAAAAAAATCCCGGACGACAAACCTTCAAGGTCTATCCCTCCGGGACTGTTCTTCGGGCCCCCGGCCCGCTAAACCTATGAGACCCCGGGATCCCCGATCCCGTGGCCCCCCTTAATTCCTGATGTGCTTCGGGTTGCTGTATTCGGAGGATCCGAACGGCCCCGCCACTCGGATCCCCTCCCCCATTACCGGACTACGCGGTGACTCGCTATCTTGAGGCCTGTTCCCTGGCCTGTTTCAGTTTCTCGGTCGGAGACAGGTTTTTCCACTGCTCCGGATCTATCTTCCCGCCCCGGGGACCCTTTCCGTCGGCCCCCTTCGTGCCCGTCCCCTTCGTTTCCTCGAAAAGGTGCGGTGCGGTCTTGACCAGGTTCTCGGCATACTCGGGAAAAGTCAGGAGGCTCTTGCCATCCTTCCCGTAAAGGAGCTTGTCGCCCATCTTCGGGACCGGCTCCCCGTTCTCCATGATCCAGGTCGCCTTCGCCCGTCCCATGATGTCGTCGATGGCGTCCTTCTTCGGGACGGCATACTGGTTGACGGCCTTCATGACCTCGCCCTCGATCAGGACCTTCGCCAGCTTCGAGGTCAGGGTCTCCCTGTCAGCTGTCAACTCCTTCACGGTCTTTTCCAGGGCCTCAGTCCGGGCCTGGAAGTCGGCCCTCATCCTCTCGGTCCTCTGGTTGACCACCTCGTCGAGCTTCCCGGCATCGATGAGCTTCTTCTCATCGAGAGACTGGAGCTTCTTCTTCATGGCCTCATATTCGTCAGGGTCCAGGCCGGCCAGTTTCTTCTCGAGCTCCTCCTTCTCCTTTTTGAGTTTGATGTTATTGAGGCGGAATTCATCAAGTTTGGCCTTCGCCTCCCCGTCGTCCTCCACCTCCAGGTGATACTTGCCATCCGCGCCCTTTTTGTAAAGGGACTTGACCTCCTCCGGGAGGTCGTCAATGGACTCAATAGTCCGTTTCAATGGGGGCATATAACCTCCTCCTTTCTGGTTGTAAAAGAGTAATGATTATTCATAGTTCGACTAAAGGATACAGAAATCATGCCGTTTGTCAAGTATTTTATAAAAAAAAAGTTTAAAATAAGTTAAAAAAAGACTGGACTTTTAGTCAATTTATGACGATAATGATATTAAACAATATCAAATATGACTAAGGATACAAGAAGATGGAACAGTTGATGGCAGCGGCAATAACAGCGATTTTGGTAGTTTACGGAATTTTCTTCAAAGTAGCCACCCAGGCCCACAAGACTGACAGGAGGAGGTAATGACCATGTTAGACGAGCAGACCAAACAAGCCATGAGGGAATTCCAGGACAAAGCTATGAACGAGTTAGGGGAACGTATCGGCTATCTTTATGACCGCTGGCAGGACGAGAAGGACTATGAGGACTTCGCGGATTACAAATAGAGCTTTTCACACGCCGGCGCCTCGAGCTCGTCCCCGAGGACATCCTCGAGGTCCTGAAGTCGGCGCACATGGTCATTGGGGAGATGCTCATCGAAAACAGGATCGAAGACGAGGATGACATCCTCAAAAACCTTCACAAGCAGATGTTCAGGATCATCCAGAGATTAGGAGAGAGATAATGTGGGTTTTCACCATTGACGGATTTTTCAGCGCGGTTCAGAAACCGAAAGACAGGAACACCGGCCGGATCCAGGTCCGGGCAAGGAACCGCGAGGACCTCGTCCGGTTCAAGTCCCGGATGAACCTCCAGAACCGGATCCTCTCGACGCCCGCGGGAGATTACCCCTTCCGGATCGTCACGTCGAAAAAGGCATGGGGGAAATACCTCGACCGGATGGCGAGGATCATGGAATACGGCAATTTCAAGGCCGAATGCGACCGGATGGGGCTGAACCGCGGAGGCATATATCATCGGGTCTGGTCCATCCTCCAAAACCTCGAAGCACCCAGGTCGAGGCGGTCCCCCGCCGGCCAGGGAAGGCTCAACCTCCAGGACGACCGGGACCCCCTGTGGGACCCCTACGCAAACCGGAGATGGTCCGTCGAGGATGAACAGCTTTTCCAGTCACAGATCTTCAAGGACATCAACGTGACAGGCAAGGGCCGCGGATACGGCTTCAAATAAGGAAGGAGGTGCGTAAAATGAAGTAACAGGATGTAACACAATGTAAAGAGCCCCCGGTCATGACAACCCGGGGGTTTTTTAAATGATTGGCGAATCAGAAGTTCCCGCTTTTGACTATCTCCTCGGCAAGCTCGCGCGTGGCAAGCCTCCCGTCCGGATCCTCTTTCAGATACCTCTGCCAGTCCTTCCACTCCCCCACGAGGGGATCGTCCTCGTTCGTCATGTCCAGGAGCTCGACCTCGGCCTCGGCCCCCGGGATGTCCCACGGCCCGTCGCCCAGGATCTCGCCCTCGACGATATGAACAGGATGGGCGGTCGCGCCCCTCCACCAGGTATCAAAAAAGACGAGGCCCTTCTTCCCCGGCTCGACCACCTCCAGGGGAAAGAGCTCGGCAATGAGCCTCCGGCCCCCGAAAGGGACCTCGATGACCAGCGGATCCTTGACCTCAAAAAGATTCATCACGCTTCAGCATACCCATTTCACCCGGACTGTCAAGAGTCTATCTCGAAACAATGACGTCCTCGAGCTTCCTGCCGTCCGGGAATTCCTGGTATCCGTGTTTCTTGAAGATCTTGATGATCGACTGCCTCTCCGTCTCGTTGTTCGCAACGATGAATTTCAGGTCCGGGTCCAGGATCCCGACCGAGTTCTTGAAGATCGTCTCGTTGCTGCTATTCCCCGAATTCCCGATCCATCCGTCAATCGTCGACTTCCGGTAAGACCGGATCGTCGAGGCATCACATCTCCCATACATGTCCCCGCCGTAGGAGATCGCGTCCGTCCTGGAAATCATCCTTCCTTCCCATACGAAACCCGGAGACCGTCTCGCGGAAGAAACCCCCTTGATCCTCGTGAAGAAATACGACGCGCCCCCGGTCCCCATGTCGGAAGTCGGCGACATCCCCCCCCAGGAGAAACCTCTCCGGAGCTTGTCCGTCGAAGGGGCCATGTTCCCCCCATTGGTCAGGACAGTATCAATAAGGTCCGGCAGGGAATGGCTGGTCGTGTTGTGGTGATGGAGGCAGTATTTCTTCTTGAAGCTCTCCCACTCCGCGCCCTCGAGGTCCGGCCTGTAAGTGAAGCACCGGCCCACGTCATAGGCCTGGTAAGTCCCCTGGGGATTGTAAACGGCAGACCCGGTCACATTCTTCCCGGCCTCCTCATTGAGCTTCTTCCTCATCCATTCGACCCTTTTCTCCAGGTCGTCAATCGCATCGGCCCCGGACGTCAGCCTCTGGAACGCAGACGGGTTGTTCCAGGAGTAGACGATCTGCCGGATGTAGAGCTCCTCCTGGTCAAGCAGCGACGCCCTCTCGGCGTTAAGCTGGAGTTTGCCAATGACATCCTTGATCACCGCGGCATCCGCCTCAGAAGCCCCCTCCGCCATGATCTGGATCTTCCCCCTCATGGCCATGGCGATGTCGCTCGAATCCGGCCAGTAGCGGATCCGGACCCCGTTGTATTCGGCCTCGTAATAATACTGGTAATCCGTCCCGTGATACTTGAGGTTGATCGGCGTGCCGAGCTGCGTGGCCTCCCCGTTGTCGACCTTCTTCGCGTCGAACCGGCCCACCTTCTTCGTGAATTTGAGCTCCTCGACCTCCTTGACGACCTTCGGCGCGACCTTCTTCTCGATCTCCGGTATGAACCCGAAATCCTTCCAGTCGGACTTCCAGGTCGAATCCTTCGACCACTTGAAGATCAGCTGCTTGTTGTATTCCTTCTCCGCCTGCTCCATGAGGTCGAGCCAGGGTTTGTAATGCGCCTTGAACCGAGCAAGGTCGTCGGCTTTATATTTCCCGGCCTTCACCCCGTCCTCCAGGAGCTTCAGGTTGTCCTTGTAATAGTTGCGGGAGACCTGGATCCTCTCGATGTCCTTCGCCCGGAGGAGGGTGTTGTTCCTGGATTGCATCCCGATCCCGCGGAAGGTCTCATACATCTGAGAGTGCATCCCGGTCGTGTCGAGCCCCGGCCTCGTCTCCGCCGTCGCCGGCCCAGCCTTCACCTTCGCGACCTGGTTGACCCTTTTGGCAGCGTCCTCCCGGACCTTGAATTCGGCCATGAGCCTCTGCTTCGCCGAAGGATCCTTCTCGATCCAGAAAAGGATCTGCTGGTCCTCGATGTCATACTTGTCCCACTTGACGGCATACCCGTTGATCCGGCCCTGCTTGATCTTGTCCATCTCAAACTTCGAAAGGGTTTTCCCCAGGTCCTTCGGAGGAGGCACCTTCGTGACCACCTTCGCCTCGGGGAACATCTCGGCGATATGGTTCTTCCGGGCAATGAGCTTCCTCGCCAGATCCCCGGCCTCCGTGGTGTTCGTCGGCCCGTATTTGGCGACCAGGGAACGGATCTCGTCGTCCGTGATCGCAAGGACCTTCCGCGCCCCGGCGATGAGGTCCTCCCTCGTGGCATGCCTGAAAACGCTGGCCGCCTGCTGGTTCGTCCTCATGTCCAGCATCGACTCGAGCTCGGTCACCCTGTCCCCAAAAGCCTTGCCTTTGGCGACCCCCTGCGCGCGGAACCTCAAGGACCCTCCCACGTCCACCCGGAAGGCCCTGCCCTCCTTCAGGACGAGGTTGTCATAATTCAGGCCCACGACATCCCAGTCCCCGAGCCAGGCATCGACGACAAAGTTCTCCTGCGCCCCGGCAACCCTCCCGGCCCTGAAAGCATGCCCGTCCACCTTGATCCCGTCCACGATCCGGGAGGCGACACCCTTCTGGCCCCTGCGGTTGACGAAGGCGAGGTCCGGGACCTCGACCCCCGCTGCCTGGTAGAGCTTCCCGGCCAGGATCTCGTTCCGGACAATCTCCTCGCTGTTGGCGAATTTGAAGTAATACCTCTCGGCGGGGTTCGCCTTGCTCTGGTAGAATCCTCCCTCGTTCGACCCCTTCTGCCCCGCGTATTTGGTGAAGTCGTCGAAGTCGACCTCCACGGCCTCCTGGATGGGCTTCACCTCAGAAGCCACGGCCCCAGGCGCCTTAACCTTGCCGAGCTCCTTCTCCAGCTTGAGGTTAAAAAACTCCTTGTCCTTCTCGGAAAGGAGATCAAAGGCCTCCTTCTGCTGGGGGGAAGGAGTTTTCCCCTGGAGGACGGCCTTCTTGTATTTGCTCAGGGCGTCCGACTGGTTCTTCTTGAAGTTCGCAAGCTGGTTCGGATCCGAGAGGTCAAAGGTCTTTGTCCCGAGCTTCACGATCCCGGTCATCGGCTCGGCCTGCGCCACGACGGACGCCGTCTCCAGGGCAGCCGCGGCCGCCGCCTCCGCGGCATCGACAGCCGCCTGAAGCGCAGCCAGCCTCACTTCAATGGTCGCGTTCGCGGGAAAGGTGATATTCGCCAGGACATCCGGATGGGCCTCCTTGAGCTTGCCGAATTCCAGGAGCTTATCAAGGATGGCCTTATTAGTGGTCTCCCAGGTATTCCATTTGTCATAACTGTTGAGCTTGTCCCACCCGGGAGTTTTCTGGATCTCTTTATAAATCGGCTGCCACCCCGGATCCAGCTGGATCTTCTTGAGCTTCTTCTGCGCCGACGAGTTAAAAGAAATGACCTTCTTGTCCAGGAGGTTCTTCTGCTCCGCCTGGGAGAGGCTATAATAGTTCGGATGCTCCTTCAGGACCTTCTCGAGGGCCGCCTTCGCGACATTGGACTGGGGGATCACCGTCGCCGCCTGCGCAGCCGCCTCCGCAGCCTCTATCGAAGCCGCCGCCGCCGCATTGATATGACTGACCTGGCTCGCAACCGGCAGCTTGGCCCACTCATCCGGCCCGATCGCGGCAACGACATCATTCACAAGATCCGGCTGGATCCCCATGTGAAGATTATAAGCCTCATACTGATCAAGGATGGCTTTTTTGTTTTGCTTGTAAAGCTCCGCAATCTCCCAGGACGACTTCTCGTTGAACCCCTGGATCTGCTTCTCGAGGTCCCCCAGGACCTTCAGGGACTCCTCCCCCGGCAGTTCATTAAGCCACTTCGCCGCCTCCTCATTCAGCTTCTCGACCTGCTTCTCCAGGACCTTCAGCTTGTGGACCTCGTCCCACTCGGACGCCCACTCCTTCGTGTAAATCTGCTTGATGTTCTCGATCGCCTGCTTGCCGACCGGCGACTGGGCCAGCGCGGTGCTTGAAACGGGAGGAGCAGACGCATAAGTCTGGAGGTGGGTATGCAGGAGCTCGTATTTCTCCTTGATCGTCTTTTTCTCCCAATCCTTGACAAGGCCCTTCAAAACGGCCTCACCCTGCTCCCCGGACTTGACCGAGACGAGGAACGCATAATCATCGGTATATTTCTTGACCTCCGGAAGATTCGCCTCGAGCCAGGCAACCTTCTGGTTGATGTCCATTATCCCCACATCATCGAATCCCGCCTGGAGCTTCAGGTTCTCGTATAACTTCTTATTCTCCGGCTTCAGGACGGGTTTCGTAAGCTCGTCAAATTTATTCTGGTAAGACTCCTTGAGGTCCTTCATAAACTTGTTAAACTCGGATTTCTGCTCCAGGACATCCGTAATCCCGGCACTCCTCATTTTGCCGATAGCCTCAGCATGGAGGGAATCCGGAGCAGCCATGAGCGACGCCTTCCAGTTCGCCGCGTTTTCATACTGCGCGAGCTTCGGCTTGATGAATCCCATCGCCTGCGTTTTCGACAATTCATCGACCTTCGCATACGACTTCACCTTCTCGTAGGCGTCTTTCCAGTAGGTGCTTTTCTTCAGCTCATCCCACTCCTCGATGACCTTTTTCAGGCTGTCGAAATCGGCCTGATACTGGGGGACCTTGAAATACCACATCTGCTTGTCCGTCTCCGGATGCAGGGTGACAAACTCCTTCCAAGTCTGGTTGATGATGGAATCGGAATCCTTGAGATAGGGCAGGATCTTCCTCCCGTGTTTCTCGTTCATGACGGACAGGAATTCATCAAAGGAGACGATCTTGCCCCCGTGCTCCGCCTTCATCCATTCGAGGTAAGGCCCCATCTGAACCTCAATGGTGTGTTCCTGCATCGCGATACTGAGCTCATCCATCTTGAAGGCGTTTTCGTTCAGCCGCTTCATGACAAGCGCCCTCGTTTTGGAGTTCTCCTCGTCAACGAATTTCATCTTCGAATGGATGTCGGAGAATTTCCCCTCCGGGACGGCGTCATAGACATACTTCCGGAACCCCTTGAGCTCCGGGATCTCCAGCTCCGCGACAGTGTTCAGGATGTTCGCCTCGTTCTTGACCAGCGCGACCTTCTGCGCCAGGTCGAGGTCCTGGAACATCTTTTTTTCCTTGAGCTCCTGCCAGGCGTCCCATTCGGCGGTCCCCTGCTTGATCCTCATGAAGAAGGTTTCCCCCTCGGCCAGCTTCGCACCGACGGCCTCCTTCGCCTTCTCCCAGGTCGCCAGGGTGTCCTTCGTCTGGAGCTTCTTGACGATGGGACCGAGCTCCTTGTCCAGCATCCAGGCATTGACGTCCGAGGCCGCCTGCCACTGGAGTTGTTTCATCCAGGTCTCGTAAGTCTGCTTGTATCCCATCTGCGCAAGCCCGGGGACCTCCTCCACAGAAGAAGCAACCTCAACCGTCAGCTTCGGGTATTTGACGAAAAGCTCCTGGATCATGGCCTGGTATTTCTTCTCCTCCTCCAGGATCGCGAACCCCTTGACGGCATCCCCGGCGCCGGCCTCGAGGGCCTCGGCAAACTTCGCGATGAAGTCGTCGGCGATCTTCTTGTCGATGTCCACGTTGAGCAAGGTCTTGAGCTTCCCCTGCGGGACGAGCTTCACGGCCGCCGTCTCCTCGGCGAACATCCCGGGCATCCCCCCGGTGCGGACCCCGATGTAATACCGCGTGATGGAGGTCGTCTTTTCATAGTCCCCCAGGTAGCCGACGATCCTCGCCTGGAGACCCGTCTCCTCCCAGACCTCCTTGATGGCCGTCTCCTGGAGGCCGAGCCCCTTCTCGACCGTCCCCTTCGGGAAAGTGTGCTGGTAGCCCCCGAAATGGCCCTTCGGCTCATAGATCCAGACCTTCCCCGTCTCGGGCTCGAACACAATCACCCCGGAGGAGGTTTTCTTGCCCATCTTCTTGACCGGATCCGGGATGTCCATGGCCTTTTTCTGGAATTTCAAATCCTCCACGGTCGGGATAGGCGCGAAAGGGCCCCCCTGAAGCTCCTGGAAGGCCTTTATTGAGACAATGGCGTCCGGATCAGCCATCCCCTCAAGGACCTCCTTCAACTTGAGTTCTGCGGCCTTCTGGGCATCGAATTGGGCTATCTTCTTCTCGAGCTCGGCAATGGACAGGGGCCGCCCGTCCTGGTGGACCATGTCGGCCATAGTGATCTTGCCGCCCTTCCAGAGCTCCCACCTCGGCTGACCGAGGGCCTCGATCTGGACCGACTCAGGCATCGTCTTGAGCCATTCGTTGTAATTGAGGACCGCGGGGACCTGCCCGGTCATAGACGCCCGGGTGCCCTGGTCCATCTTCTCCAGGGCCGCAAGCTTCGCCTTCGAGAGCTTCCCCTTGCCCTTCACGAGCTCGGCATAGGACTTGACGATGGGGACCAGGGTGGAACGGCACTGCCAGTGAAAGGGAGGACCGGGGGGCAGCGGTCTCCCCCCGGCAAGGGATTGGCCTTCAATATCATATTCGGTGCCGTCCAGGGCCTTGCACAGAGGCGTCGTTCTGGTGTCCAGGGTGGCGACCACCTGGAGACCCTTGATGACGTCGGCATTCTGGTCGTAAATCGCCCGCCGGACCGTCTGGGCGACCTGCATGACGGAAGTCCTCACAAGCGCCGCGGCCTCA